TGGGAGGTGCTAGTAATTTAATAAAAGCTTGTACTTTTGACGGTTTATTTGTTGGATATGGCACAAGTGCAATTGGATTTTTTGACGACGGTGCACTAAACCCTTGCGACGTTAGAGTGATTGACAATATTTTTAGTGGTGTTGGTTCTGGTAAACATGCCTTATATTTCGACGGGGCCCCAAAAAGTTTAATTGTTGAACATAATTATTTAGTACCTGGTATTGGTGCTGCTACTGGAAAAATGTTAGATAATAACTCTAAAGTATCAAGTGGAATTATATTTAATAATGTTCATGGTGGTGCGAATAAAGCTGCAATGTATGAAAATCTTACTAATAGTTTACTAGTATTTGCAGGTAATCAAGTAGACGATACTTAAAAAAGTTGGTGGTTAAAAGTGGTTAGAATAACAAATAGGATTGATATTTTTAATAGAACATTTAGAAGAAATATAAATAATACTTTGACTGAACTTGGGGAATTTGCAAAAAGCAAATTAGACGAACATGCAGCGGTTGACACTGGGTTTATGAAATCTAATAACAGATATTATGTAAAAACTGATAAAGTTGAAGTAGGTAATTATAATGTTGAATATAATATTTATCAAGAATTCGGAACTTCAAAAATGCCGGAACACCCATTTGTTAGACCAGCCGCTTTTAATTACCAATCACAATTAAGAAATATAGTTATTTCAAATCTTGGAAGGGGACTAAGATAATATGGAAATAGATAAACTGGTTGAATACATGAAAGCAAGAATTGAAAATTTAACTGATTTAACTGTATATAATAAAAAGTCCCCCACTACTAATAAAGTATATCCAAATGTAATATTTAGATTTTATACAGCTAGTTATTTAGTTAGACACAGAAAAGATTGGATTCTTGAGATAGACTATTGGAACGATACACCAGACGATAGCGATATAATACAGGCGGCAATTGATATAAAAAATGGAAGAACCGTTGACGAAGTTGATTATATAGGCTTAAATAATAGTACACAAAACGAGACAGAAGGTTTTTATAAATGTTATATTGATTTTGAAAGCGATATACCAGACCCGGAACCGTATATATCACATTATCATCAAAGATATATTGTCCAGGTTGATTAAAAGAAAGGAGTGATTTATAAATGGCAATTAATGCAGTCAACCCCGTAATACCGGTTTCAAATGACGTGGTTATGGGTGAGTTTAAAGCTTATGCAAATTACGGAACACCAAGTCAATTGTTGTTAGGTGCGACTCGTGACGGTTGTAAGGTAGATATTGAAAGAACTATTAAAGAATTAGCTTTTGACGGTGCGTACGGTCCTACTTTAGATTCAAACGGTGTTCCATTAGTAAGATATGAATCTTTAATAGGTAGAATCACTTTAAATAATTTATATTTAAAATATTTTAATAAAAAAAGTATATCTGATTGTGAATCTGACGATACATGGGCAAGTGGAGACTGGGGTAATACCGGCGGTACTTATGCGGCCGAAACCACAATAGTTAATACAGGCGATCAATCAGCTAAATGTAGTATTGCGTTGGCTCAGACTGGACATGGTATTCATAATGTAAAAAGTCTTGATTTAACTGTATTTGATAATAGTGAAACTTCAGACGGAGACGATTTTATCAGTTTTGGTATTTATATAACAACCGCTATGTTGGCTATCCTAGGAACGGATAGTATACAGTTAAGAATACATAAAGACGCATATGAAACTGAAACTAATTATTACTGGTATGATATAGAAGCAAGTGATTTAACCGCTGATATTTGGACAACTTTTAATATTGCTAAAGACGATTTTACAGAGGAAGGTACAGCTAGTTGGTCCGCTGTTACTGGTATTAGTTTTCAAGTTCCAGACGCAACCGACGACGCACTAGAATTTTATGTCGATTCAATAGAACTTATTCAAGATCAGTCTGATAGTGCGATTGTTCCAGTTAATGGCTCAGGTTTTGAATATACCAATGAAACAACTTACAAAGAATTTACACCAAATCTTGAAATAACAGATAGTGATTATTTAGAAAATATTACTCTAGTTGGTCAAAAAACTGACGGAAAAATGTTTAAAATAATTATGGAAAATGTTTTAAATGACGGTAATATTTCTTTGGCATTTGAAAGTAAAGACGAGGTAGTACATGAAACTCAATTTACAGGGCATTATAAATATGGTTCTGGTTTAACATGTCCCATTAAATTTAGAGAATATACGTCGTAAAGGAGTTGATATTAAATGTCTACTAATGTTTTTAGTCCTGCTGTTCCAGAAAAAGCCAGTGATTTAATGCTTGGTGAAGGTGAAGTATACAAAGATTATGAAGAAGCCGGTTCAGCTTTAGTTGGTGCGACTCGTGGCGGTTCTAAGTTAGAAATAGAATGGGAAAAGAAAGAAATAGAATATGACGGAGCCATGGGACCTACTAAAGGTATGAGAAGGACTACCAGGTTTGTACCTAAGCTTATGATTAATTTTTTAAAATTAAATTATTCCAATTTTGCTTATGGTCTTAATGTAACTGTAAGCGACGGAACCGATAAAGACGGAACATATAAAGAAACTGCTTTTGATACAAGCTTTGACGCCGCTGACGTATTAGATAACATGACTTTCAAAGGATATACAGCCGACGGTGATTATTATATAATAAAGGTATTAAATGCATTAAATATTGATAATATTAGTTTAGAATTTAAAGAAAAAGACGAAGTTGTTAGCGAAATGACATATACAGGTTTTTATACTTATGCGGCTCCTACAACTCCACCATTAGTAATCCAGAAGGAAATACCTAGCTAATATTAAGAAAGGGTGTTATAAAATGAACATAGAATTAAAAGGCAAAGATATGATATTAGTTTCAAAATTAATAAAAAAATTAAAATTAAGAACTTATTTAAAAGATTTAAAAGCCAATTTAAAAGATCAAGATATTAATAATTTTGATACTAATTTAGATATGGGTTTAATAATGGGAGATTTAATTATTTATATATGTGAAGAAATAGCCGATTGTATAGAAGAAATAGATTCTATTATTAAATCAACATTAAATAAAACAACTGAAGATTTAATTAATATGACTTATGAAGAAAAGGCAACTATAACAGTTGAAATTATTAAAAAATCCATACCTAAAAATATAATGGATTCTTTACAAATATTAAGCGTAAAAAAAAATCAGGCCAAGAACAATATCGAAAACAAGGACCAGATAAAGAAATAACTATAATTGACATAATAGATAATTTAATTTATCAATATGAATTTGTAATTGAAAATTTTACAGAGGAAAAATACATAGAGCCTATTATGAGGTACTATAAAGATTTTTCTTATGTTACTTTTATAATGAACCTGCCTTTTATAGACGGGTTCAAATTATATTTAAAATGTATTGAAAATATAAAAGAAGATCAGAAAGAAATAATAAAAGAAAGAGTTTTTAAAATTTGGTTGGTAGATTGTCAACGTGGCTATAAAGGAAGCTTTGAACAATATTATAATAATAAATTAAGAAAAGTTGAAGAATCGAATTTGACCAGGAAAGAAAAAATATCTGAGGAAGAAAGAATATATAAAAAAGTTGAATTAAAAAAACATTCAAAAATGGAAGAGGTGAAATTTAATTTATGATAATTACAAGAACCGAAGTTAAAAGTTTATTACAAATTACTGATACAGACTGGGATACTTTTATAGATATGAATATTCCAATAATAGAGCAAGTAATTTGTGATTACTGTAATAATGATTTTATTGATAAAAGGTATGACTGGTTTTCTTCAAATGAAATAGCTTTTGTTAATTCTTCTAATTCTATTACTTTTACCGGTATTGGTGATAAAAATTTAGTATCAGGTGATAGTATAAGAATTTATAGATCAAAAAGAAATAATCAATCTTTTACAATAGATACTGTAAATTCAGATAGTTTAGTATTGAATGATATTGATACAGTTAAAGAAGAAACCGCCGATAATGTTGTATATTTAATAAGATTAGATTATCCTAAACCTTTGAAATTAATAGCTTCCAAAATGATAAATACTTTAATATCTGAATTAGATAATACTAAAACACCTGGAGCTAAAAGTGAAAAGATAGACGATTATAGTATTACTTATGAGGATAATTACCAAGGTTTTCCTTTGTCAATTATGAAACAATTAAATAACTATAGATATTTATATAAAATAGATTTATTCAATTATACAAGGAGGGTTTAAAATGGCTATTCCTTATATAACATGTGATAAATTCAAATTTTCGGGGGAAGCTAAGAATAGTAAAGGTATTCCTATTCCTACTTATTCAGAAGAAGTTGAAATTAAAGGATATATGGGCGGCGGACAAGACAATATTATAAATGTAGCCGGTAAAGATACAATTGAAACCAGGTGGAAATTTTTTACCACAGATTTTACTATTAATTTAGGTGATAGAGTAAATTATCAAGGTGAGACTTACGAAATAATAGGACAACCTAGAAATACAGCCTTTAAAAATCACCATATTAAAACTATGGTTAGAAAAATAGATAATGTAAAGCAGTTGTAAGGAGGTGAAGACATGAATTTAGCCGATTTATTTTTTAATATAAATTTAAGGGGTGGCAATGACACTCTTAATACAATAAATAGATTAGGAACCCAATTTACAAATTTAGGTAGGAATTTACAAGGCATGGGAAGAATTGTAACCGGTGTTGGTGCGGGTTTAACCGCCGGTTTAACTGTACCAATCTTAGGTCTTGTTGCCGCTGGTGTTAAATATAATATGACAATGGAAGATTTACAGTCTAATTTTAAGGTTCTATTAGGTAGTGAAGAAGAAGCTATAAAAATGACAGCTAAATTAAAAAAAATGGGAGCTGAGACACCTTTTGAAGTTACAGGATTAGCCGACGCTACTAAAACATTGTTAAGTTTTGGAATAACTCAAGAAAAAGTTATACCTATAATGTCAAAATTAGGAGACGTAAGTCTTGGAAACAAAGAAAGATTTAAGGCCCTTAATTTAGTAATGGGACAGGTGTCGGCAAACGGAAAATTACAAGGCCAAGATTTATTACAGTTTATTAATGCCGGTTGGAATCCTTTACAACAGATAATCGAGCGTACCGGTGAAACTATGGAAGAAGTTAGGGACCGTATGAGTAAAGGCAAAGTTAGTGTTAAAGAAGTTGAACAAGCTTTAGAGGACGCTACTAGTAAAGGCGGTCGTTTTTATAAAGGTATGGAAGAAGGTTCTAAGACTTTATCAGGTAGATTGTCAACATTAAAAGATAACTTCATGGAACTTTTAGGAAATGCAACCAAACCATTATTTGACTTTTTATCTGAAAAAGTAGTTCCTATAATAACTAGTTTAGTAGAAAAATTTAATGGATTATCAGGACCGGTAAAAACAGCAGTTTCTATATTTGCTTTATTAGTTGCGGCAATGGGACCATTAACTTTAATATTTGGTGGATTTATTATACTTGTTGGTAGTGTTATAACAGCTTTTGGAACTATTATAACTTTAATTACTACTTTAGTATCTGGTTTAGGTTTATTATTAATTCCAATTACATTATTAGGTGGTGCTTTTGTTCTTTTAACTGGAATAATGGCTGGAATAGGTATTTGGTATTTAATAGATAAATTTGGTAGTTTAAAAGGTATATTTGAAGCCTTGCAGATATTTATTCAAACTTCACTAGTACCAGCTTTTCAATTTTTAGCTAGTGGTGAAGGGTTAGAAAAAGTAAGTGAAAATGCTATAATAACTAGGGATAGATTACAGTTATTAAGATCAAAAATGATAGAAATAAAGAATTTTATAGTCGAAACATTAGTCCCAGCTCTTCAATATTTAGCGACTGGAGAAGGTATCGAAAAAGTTAAAGTTAAATCTGGTAATTTAAGAACAGAATTAATTCAATTAAGAGAAAAATTTGTCGCTATTAGAGATTATATTAATGATACTTTAATACCTGTATTAAGATATCTTGTAACAGGTGATAAGGGTTCATTAAATAGTGTAAAAGGTATGTCTTCAGATACAAAAAGCTCAATAAAAGATTTAAGAAAATCTATAGAAGATTTAATTAAAAAAGTTAAAGATTTTGATAGTTCTAAAATGGTCAAAGAATTAGGTAAAATTATTAATAAAATAAGTTCTGTGATTGATTCAATAAATAGTGCTAGAAAATCAATAGGAAACTTTTTTAGTTGGGCAAAAGAAAAAGCCAATGGTATTAAATCTATTATAGAAGGTATATACAATCCTTTGGAAAATTGGGTTGAAGGTGGGGAAAAACCAGATATGAAAGGTTTTGCTGAAGGTATTATTAATAATCCAGTTGGACGTTACGCGTGGGTTGGCGAAAATGGACCTGAAATAATGTATATTCCAAAACATACAGATATATATTCTAATAATAAAAGTAAAGAAATGTTAAACAATGATAAAATGTTTGGTTTAATGAATAAAAATAAAAGTACTAATGAGATTAATAGTATTAATATGCTTGGCGATATAATAATAGACGCTAAAAATATAAAAGAAATTAATGACGTAATTGAGGTTTTTAAAGGTATAAAATCATTTAAAAATAGGATATAGAAAGGAAGTGATTTCGTGGGTTGGCACTATTCCAACGGTGGCGGTGCTGGTTATTCATGGTCAGGACTTAATACATATAATCAACATTGTGCCTTAATATCTGGGTTAACTCCTGGAACAGCTATTATAAAATTGTATGTAAAAGCAGCCGGTTATTCAGGGGCGGTTGCTGCTAGACTAGTAGCTTGGGGGCCTAGTGGTGGCTCTGTAGTTACTCAATCTAGTAGTTTTACCATGGCTGACGGTAACGAATCAACACAATATAATTATGAGAGGTCTGTAAGTTACCATGTTATGAGTGGTTCTAGTGTTTGGGTTGGTTTATATAGAAATCCTTCGGGCTCTCATATTATGGAAACAGACTCGGGCAGTGGGGACGGTTATAGGAAAACTAATACAAGCAGTTTTCCAAATGTATCCTCAATGTCTGGTTATAATACAGATAGTAACGACGAACCTTATGTTGGTGTTTTCATGATAGCTGAGCCAAACGACCCTACTAGTGCAAGTGTTACAAGGGTAAGCGATACAAGTCAGACTGTAGAATGGACTCGTAACGCTTCAAGTGATAGACCGGTTTACACTCAATATGTAGAACGCTGGGACAATGTAAGCGGAAATTGGTATGTAAAAAAGACAATAACCACAGATTATACCTCGAATGGTTCCCATAGTTGGACGGACACAACAACTGTAGCAAATAGACAATATAGATATAGGATAAGAGCTTATAATTATGCTGGTTATTCTTCTTACTCATATACTAGTTACATACATACAACTCCGGCTAAACCTACAAATGTTGTTGCGACTCGTGACGGTTCAAATGTTGTAATTACATGGGAAGATAATAGTTATCAAGAAGATTTATTTAGAATACAGTCTAGAGAATCAACAGACGGAGGAGAAACCTGGGGAAGCTGGGGAGACGTTGACACTGTAGGAGTTGGAAATGTAGAATATACAGACACAAGTCCTTATACTTATGGACAATATAGAGTACAAGCCGAAGAAGGAACTTATAACAGTCCTACCCTACTTTCTGGTTATACAGAGTCCAACGAAGTTGCTACTTTAGCAACACCAGACGCTCCTAGTGGTTTAAACCCTGATAGTTCATTCTTTGACGCTGATAATGATAAAATATTTTACTGGAATCATAATCCAACTGACGGAACAGCTCAAACAAAATATAGTTTACAATATAGAATTGTAGGTGCTGGAAGTTGGACAACTTACGCCGACGAAGTAGCTAATACAAATCAATATATTATTATATCCGGTACTGAATTTTCAAATGGTGAAGATTATGAGTGGCAAGTAAAAACTTGGGGAACTTATGCCACCGGCTCCGATTGGTCCTCAGAAGCATATTTTACTACAGTTACAACACCAGAAGCCACAATTACAGACCCGACGGCGGTCTCAAATTATGGATATTCAACATTAGAATTAGATTGGGATTTTACACAAACTGAAGATTACGACCAAATTGTATATTTAGCTAAATTATATGACGAAAATGACACATTACTTGAAACTAATCAAGTTAGTAGTGTTATTGGTAATGGTGAAAGTGATACATGTACTTTTGATTATATATTAGAAAATGAAACTGATTACAAAGTTACTTTGCAAGTCCAAGAAGAAAATGGATTATGGTCAGAAGAATACGAAGTAGAATTTACAACTGAATTTTTACAACCTACCAAACCAACTTTTGAACTTTCATTAAATGAAGATCAAGGAAGTATTGATATTGATATTAGTAACCCTGAAGTAATTGTCGATTATAATGAAGAATCAACACAAGATACATATATTGACTCCGATAATTCAGGAACTAATTATAATGATAATGGTCAGTTACAATTAGAAGGTACAGTTGTACCGGGAACAAGAAAATATATTTTATTAGATTTTGATCTTAGCTTCTTTATTGGAAAAACAATAGTTAGTGCTAGTTTGCAATTATATAGAAAAACTGCATTAACACCTGGTATTGATTCAGCTGTAAATTATATAAAAACAAGCTTTGACGAAACAAGTGTTACTTATGGAACTATTCCGACTTTAGATAGTACAGATTACGACGATCATACACATTCAGCCGGTGACTCTGAAACATGGGATTTACAGTCATTATTACAAGATATAGCTGACGAAAATATTACAGATTATGAAGGTTTGGCAATAGTACCAACTACCACAGACGGAAGTGTTGACGAATTTTACGATAGTACAATAACAGGATTTGAGCCGGTTTTAGTTATAGAAATAGGCCCTCTCAACGCTGATACTGATTATAACAGAGTTTACAGGTCTATAAATGGAGGAAGCTGGGAACTTGTACAAGACGAAGTTCCTATTAATACTGGTATTACTGATTATATACCTTCTATTGGTGGGAATAACAATTATTATGTTCAAGCTGTTAGTGATACTCCAAGTGTAAATAATTCAGACGAAGAAGATTTAGACGTATTATTAACTGGAATGTTTTTTATTAATGGTGGCGACGGATTTTCTAATGTTGTTAGATTAGTTGGTGATATTACTTTAAGTGAAACCATAAATCGAGACGAAGTTATAAAACAATATAAAGGGAGAACATATCCCATAAAATATCAAGGTTATAATATAAATGATAATTTTGTTTTTAGTGCTGATTGTCCTAATAGTAAAAAATCTGATTTAATTTATATTTTAGAATATGTTGGTGATATTTTTTATAGAGATTGGCGTAATAATTGGTTTTATGCAATGTTATCTAATTCTAAATTTGATATAAAGGACCCACAAGCATATCAATTTAATACCAATATAACTAGATTGAATGGTGGTGTTGAATAATGTCTACTATTTTTGACCAGGGTGGTATGGAAACTTTTAAATTTGAATTATTAACTTTGCAAGGTGGCATATATAAACATAGTCAGTTTATCACTGACTATGTTGAAAATGCTAATATTGATATAAATTTCGAGCAAAGTATAATAAGCGGAGCCAATTTTACAATTAAACATTTACCGGAAATTAATTACCTTAAAGATTTAATAAAACCTTGGTATTGTTTAACTGTAAATGGAACAACTTACGAAATACCTTTAGGTCATTATATGTTATTGTCACCTAATCAAAACTCATATTGTGGATTAGTAAATAGGGTTATTATAGGTTATGACTTATTAAAAGCATTAGATCAGGATAAGACAATAGTAAGTCAAACATTTGAAGAAGGTACTAACGTAGTTGAAGCAATAGAAGATTTATTGGATACAGTTGGTACTTGGGTAAAATATCAAATTGAACCAAATGACGAAACTTTAGGGGAAGATGTTAGTTATGAGGTAGGACGAAGCAAATTATTTATTATTAATAGTTTGTTGAATATGATTAATTATTATCCTCTATGGGTTAATGGAAATGGTGTATATAAAGGTATTCCTTGGAGTCCTACCCCAAATATAGCACATGAATTTATTGATAATAATACTTCATTATATGAAGATAATGTAAATTTAGATATAGATTATAGTAATGGATATAACAGGGTTAAAGTAATTGTTAATCAATTACAAGAAGATACTGAACCGTTAGAAGCTGTTTTAGATATGGAAGACGAAGGACTAGAAGATCACCCTTTCAGTTATACAAATATCGGGAGATATGTTACTCAAATATTCCAATCAGAAGCAGTAACACAAGATTATGTTGATTTGCGGGCGCGTAGGGAACTAAGGAAAATGTTAGAAATTGAGGAAGCTGTAAGTTATAATCATGCTTTTGTAACTCCAAGACTTGACGACGGTATACCTTGGCAAGGTGACGCTTATAGGTTTAAAAATTCAGATTTAAATTTAGATTATATTTATAAAATAATTAAACAATCTTATGTTTTAAGTCATGGTGTAAATGTAAAATCTACAATAAGGAGGGTTAAATTATATGTCTGATATATTAGATACTATAAAATATTTAGTTAATAGAGAAGTAGAAGAAATTTTATTTACTGGAAATGTAACCAGTTTAGACCCTTTACAGGTAAAATTATCACCTTCGGACGACGCAATAAATGTAAGAATGTTAAATGTATTTGGAATTAAAAT